ATGGATCTTCCAACCCTCATCACCTGTGGTGGTCTCAGTGCGTGTAGCGTGCTGTTGATCGCCACCAACTGGTCTCAGGCAAAGCAGTGGCTGCCGCGTTTGCCCAGCACTGCTTCGCCCAGCCGCAACCACAGCAACCCGGCCGAGTTGATCGAAGCCTACCACGTTGCCCGAGATGCCTGCGGTGACAACGCCAATTTGGCCACGCTCACCGACCAGGTATTCAAAGACCTCATCTGTCGAAAGGTGCTGCGATGCGAGAAGTAATCAACCGCGTAGTGCCGATGCTGATGGTCGCGTTGATCGTCTGGCATGTCGCAACGAACGGTTTTCCTAGGCTCGATCAAATCATGATCGAGCCGACCAGCGGCCCCCGAGCCGTGGTCACCGTCACCGAAAGCAGCACCGCCACGCCCCAGCGCGACGCCTTGTTAGCCCAACTGCAAACCGACACCGATTGGGGAACTTCGGTCTATCGCGCTTACGAAGCCGATCACCCCGCCGCAGAAGCGTTCACCCAAGCCCACCCCGGCAGCAGCCTGCACATTGGCACGCTGACCACCGACGGCAAGCTGAACCAGCTTCTTTATAGCGGCCCACTGCCGCCGACCAAGCAGCAAGTGCTTGACCAATGGAACCAACACGGCGGCAAGTAAACCGCCGCCGGGCAACATCTAACGCGCTCGGTGTCGGAAGAAGTCTCGCCACCGAGCTCACAGCAAGCATCGCAAGAAGTGCCTCAGCACTTGTTCGCTGCGCGATATCCACACGAAAGACAATATCTATGACGGAAACCAAACTTCCCTATTTAAACCAACCAGGCCGCGGCGATGCGGTGGTGCGTGGTAACACGTTTGGCTCGATGTTCGAGCGATTCGAGAACGACCAAAACGTGATCCCGCGAAGCCAATGGGACCAGCTTCTGGCCGAGCACGACTATGCCCTCGCCCAACGGTACGTAGCCCGCATTAAGCGGCAAACGCTCGGTTCGTGTGCGTCCCACTCGGCGACCAGCGCGCTCGAGTACCTGCGAAACAAAGCCGTCGGCACGAACCTCTGCGTGCTTCTTTCGCCGCTGAGTGTGTTCAAGTTCGTCGGCTCGCGTCATGGCGGCTCGACGTTAGACGCCAACATGCGGCAGATCAGTCAGGTAGGCGTGCTTCCGCTCGATACGCCGGAGAACCGCGCGGCGTACGGCGATCACGTCTGGCCAGAGAACCAGTGGAGCGGCAATTTGCCCAGCGGCTGGGAAGAAACGGCCGCCAAGTTTCGCTTCACCGAGTGGAACGAGATCGGTTCGTTCGACGAACTGTTTTCAGCGCTGCTGCAGTGGAAGCCGGTTTACTACGGCCGGGCAGGGCACGCGATCTACGCAGTGCGTCCCATGAAACGAGACGGCCAGTACGTCTTGAAGTACGCCAACAGCTGGGGCACCTGGGGTGACGCCGGCTACGGCTACGACACCGAGCGTTACGTCAGCAGCTCGATCCGCTCGTACGGCTGCTACGCCCCACGAGCCAGCCTGTTGCTGCCAGAAGACGCGCTCGTTTAAGTCACCACACACATCACGAAAGCAAATCACCCCTATGAAACGCATAGCAATCAACGGCCTACTGCTGGCCGGTATCTTCTCCGCAAGCACCTGGCTTTATGTCGACTCGACCCAGGCCAACCGCCCCATCCCGTTACCCGCGGCAAGCACGGCCCACTCACGTGTCGTGCAGCCCCAACCGATCATCTATTTCTTTACCCGCTCAGACTGCATCTATTGCCGGCCGATGCACAAGCTGGCCAATCAGCTGCATCGCGCAGGGCACACCGTGTACGTGGTGAACGAGTCACGGCCAGACCTTGTCCGAAAATACGCCGTGGCCGCCTACCCAACCTTTCTGGTTGTCGATGGCGAAACGGTCGTTCGCCGGGTGATTGGCTTAACCACAAAGGAACGCATCCTTGGCCACTCTTGAAACCGCACAACCCGGCGCAACCCGCCACTGGCAGACCTTTTCGACCGGTGCCAAGGCCTATATCGCTCGGCGTTTCTGGCAATACCGCCCCGACTTTCGCACCCGCGTCGTCCAGGCCGCCATCGATCATTGGCCGACCGAGCAAGCGACCTCCGGCAAAGCGGCCATCGTCAATCGCCTCTTTCACGATACCAACTTCCGCCGCGATCTGGCCCTGGGCCCCATCACCTGGTGGCTACTGGGCCTGGCCGTGAAAGCGATCTTGAACGCCTTGGTCGATTATTGGTTTCAGACGCAACAACGGCGTTAGCCACAGAGGTCACACTCCCAATTCACACCACCACACACAAAGCAAAACGCATGACCCTTCCACCCCTTTACGATCAACTGGCCGGCTACCTGCTGACCACCATGGTTTACCTGGCGACACCTCTCGGCTCGGCGGCATTGGCTGTTTTTGCCGTGACCGACAACACCGTGCTCGGCACATTGATCTCGTCGCTGGGTTCGAGCGGCCTGATGGCCTGGCTGATCTACTACTACGTCAAGGTCGAACGCCCTCGGCTCGACCGGCGACAAGACGCCAAAGACCTGGCCACACAAAAACATTACGAAGGCATCCTCGATCGCATCGAAGCCAACGACAAAGAAAAGAACGACAAGCTCTGCCGTTCGCTGAGCGAGGTCTCGCTCGCCCTAAAAACCCAAGGCCAACATTTTCAAAACCTGGCCTCGGGCTGCGGCACACATGGGGCCAACAGTTAGGAAGACTTAAGCCCTCTTCCAATCCAATCTAAACACGTGAACCAGCCCCCAGCGGCTGCTTCCTTTACCGTCCGCGTGCCCCGCGGCCAAACACTTACCAGGCTTACCCCATGATTTGTATGGCGAAACCACCTTCCTGCAAGAAACCGGCGACAGGCTATCGTATTCCGCAAAAAGCTTACGACCTTGCGATCTCGGTCCCGATGGAAATCGCTGACGATTTCGACGTCGACCCGAAAGTCCGACTCACGGCCGTCAACACGATTCGTCAGACCATCGATCACTACCACGAACTTCAATTCCAACAAGACGCGATCAACGACGGCGGCAAGCCCAGCGAGGTAATTGTCCGCGAAGACGAGACATTCTTTGAGAACGACGCCCATGCCCAAGCAGACTCAACGTACCAAGCAGACCCAGACCAAGAACCTCCCCAACCGCGAGATCACACTACCTAAACCGCTACCCCATCAGCGACCGTTGCTGCTCGATCCACACCGCCACAAAACGGCCATCTGTGGTCGCCGATGGGGCAAGACCGGGGCAGGGCTGCCGGCCTGTGTAAAAGGACACGGCCACCCTAATCCCCGGCACCCGCAGCACCTGAAAGGGGCGCTCGACGGAGGCAACATCTGGTGGGTCGCCCCCACGTTTGTGATCACGCAGAAGATCGAACGCGACCTGATCAAGTGCTTCAGAAACTCTGGCTTCATTTACCACAAAACCGATCACCGGATCGAAATTTCGACCGGCGGCAGCGTTACCTTAAAAACGGCCGCCTCGCCGGCCAGCCTCCGAGGTGACGGGCTCGACGGCATCGTCTACGACGAAGCGGCATTCGGCAGCGTCGATTCATGGAAAGAGGCCCTACGTCCGGCGCTGGCCGACAAAAAAGGATGGTCTCTCTTTCTCACTTCGCCCAACGGACCGAACTGGGTGAAGGACCGTTTCGACCTGGCCCAGGCCGACCCCGTCCACTACCGCTCGTGGCAATGTCCTTCGTGGCAGAACCCCTTAATGACGCCCGACGAAATGGAACAATCGCGGCGCGAAATCGGCGATCGGGCCTTTCAACAAGAGATGCTCGCCCAGTTCCTCGACAGCGAAGGGGCCGAGTTCGCCGGGTACTATTTCCAGATGCCCAACTTCTGGTTCGATGCCTGGCCGCTGCAGTGCGAAACCCACATTCGGGTCCTGGCCCTCGATCCGTCGAAGGGCAAGAGCGACAAATCGGACTACACCGCGATCGTCGATTGCCGCCTGACCTACTCGGGGCACATTTACATCGACGCGCACCTGGAACGGCTCGACCTGACCCGCATTGCCCAGCAAACGGTCGACGTGGCCGCCAGTAGCCAACCGCAAGGACTGGTGATTGAAACGAACCAGTTTCAAGAGCTACTCAATCTCATGATCGAGCCGCTGGCCCTGGCGCGCGGACTCGAGCTGAACCTCTTCTCGGCCAACAACATGGATAACAAAACGGCACGCATCCGCAGCGGACTCACGCCGTACCTGGCACGTGGCGAACTCCACTTCAAACGGAACAGCCGCGGCACCAAGCTGCTGGTCGAGCAGCTACAACAATTCCCCTGCGGCCCCCACGACGACGGCCCCGACGCCCTGGAACTAGGTATCCGTTTGCTATCGCACATGCTCAACGGAGGAGGCCCCACGCTATGAACCATCGGCTGCTTGATCACGCCCAAGTCCTTTGCATCGCGCGAAAGTTTCACCCATGACACACAGCAACCCATCCCCAACCGACTACGTGCACGAGGCCTCGCAGCTTCGGGCTCGTTTAGAGACGCATTTTTTGCGTCAGGAACTAGCGCTGGTCGAGAACGCTTCTGCTTCTCCGCCACGTGTTGTCCACGAATCGTTTCACGACCCGGCACCTGTCCGGCAAGGCTTCGCCGAGCTTCCCTTTGGCCAGGCTGGTCCGGCATTGCCAGACATTGGCAGCGACCGGGCAGACGGCGATTTGCGGCCGGTCTTTAGTACCGAGTGGCACCTGGCCGAACTGCGCGGGGCCGCTCGATCGCTGGCCCATACCTCGTACGGCACCGGCATCGTCGGCGGGCTGACCAGCTACATCGTGCGGACCGGCTTCGACTATCAGGCCACCGCCATACGCGGCCAGCACACCCCGCAGCAACTGGTGGCCGAGGTGCAGCGGATCGTCCGCGCGTTTCTCGACAACAACCACTGGCAGTTAGATTTCGAGCAGCAGCTGTGCGCCGCCGAGCATGTCGACGGCGAGATGATTCTCGTCCTGGAAGAAGACGCCGGCCATGTCCGGGTACGTCGAGCCGAGCCTGCCTGGCTGACCGAACCAGCCGACAAGGCATACCTCGAACGCCGCATGAACGCCCCCGCGCCGCTGAGCTGGAAATATGGCATCGCCACCGACCCGCACGACGCCGCCCGCGTGCATGGCTACTTCATTCAATGGAATGCCGACCCGAACGCCTGGCGGTTTTATTCGCCTGCCCGGGTGGTGCATATCAAGAGCAACACGCCGCGGCACGTGAAGCGAGGGCTGACCGATTTTTACCCGGTCGTCACCGAGCTGGCCGATGCCGTCGCGCTGAATCACCGCATGAGCAAAGGAGCCGCGATTCAAGCTTCGATCGCCATGATTATCGAAGCCGCGCAAGGTGCCGCCAACCTTGGCATTGGCGATCCGACCCACATCGGCGGCAGCCTGGCGCGGCCTAAAAGCAGCAGTGGCCAACGGCTTTCGGCAGATGGCCGCTATGCGAGCGAACGCCGTAGCGATTGGCACGAAGGAATGGTTATCGACACCAAAGGCAAGAAGTTTCAGGCCGGCCCCATGGGAGGCGGCCAGACCGATGGTTTTGTGAAAGTCCTGCAAGCTGGCCTGCGTTCGGTCGGCGTTCGGTGGAACATGCCCGAGCATTTAATTTCCGGCGACGCGTCGAACAACAACTATGCGTCGATCTTGGAAGCCGGCAGCCCGTTTGTATGCCGGATTGAAGCCGAGCAGGAAAAGCTGTGCAAAGCGTACGAGCGCATGCTGTGGGCCGTGCTGCGGATCACCTTCGAGATGGGCCGCTTGAATCTACGGCGATACGGCTTGACGTGGAACGACCTGCGGCAATGCGTGAACCTGATCGTCACCGGCACCAGCCCCGCCATCGGCCAACGCAGCGACACATTCCAAGTCGACGCCCAGCTCTACGACCGAGGCCTCATGTCGGCCGATACCTTAGCCGCCAAATACGACCTCGACCCAGAAGAAGAACGCGAAAAACAAGCAAGCCAATCAAACACCAACAAGCCGTGATGCGTTTAGCCCCGGGAGGGGCGACCGAAATTTTTGCCACCTCATCCATTCGATCGCCCGTTGGGCTTCGGATTGATGCTGTGCAACCACATCGCCACACGTAACACCATTCACCCATTCCCCAGAAGTTCATAACGCATGAATCCTACGACCACCACAAAACCACTCGTCTTTCATGTCGATACCGACAACGGCATCATCCACAACGTCAAGATCTGCGGCAATCAATCGAAGAACGGTCGCATCTACCCGCCGGAAGTTCTAGCCGCCGCAGCCCCGTTGTACGAAGGTGTCACCGTCTTTCTTAACCACGGGCTGATGCCTGGCGACGAGCGAGAAATCGACGTGCACTTCGGCAACTTGCAGAACGTGCGTACGCTCAATGGCGAGTTATTCGCCGACCTGCACTACGTCACCACTCATCCGCTGGCAGCTTCGATTGTCGAGCGAGCCCAGAAGTTTCCCCGCAACTTTGGTCTCTCGCACGATGCCCAGGTCGAAGCGGTCCCCAGTGGCGACTTTCAACAAGTCCAACGCATCACGGCGGTCAACAGCGTCGACCTGGTCACGCGACCAGCCACCAGCGACGGACTATTCGAGCAACAGCAAACAACGCCCGCGAAGCCGCCCACGCAAACCTATCGCCGGGTTCTCAGCGAGCTGCCACTCCAACAATTCCCCGGCAAGTTTCGTGTGCTGGAAGCCGCCGAGCGAGCCAACGACCCGCTGCTCAACTACGAGATCGCGCCATCCGATACGCAGTCCGCGGAAAATGCGTCGCTGCTCGATGCCCTGCGGCAGATGGTGATTGCAGCGCTGGACGACCCAGCGCACGATCTACCGGCCATCTTGGCCGAGCTTCATCGAATCGTGCAGCAGCAAAAGCAACTGCTCACCCAGTCTGAGGTCGATCCCAGCAATCAACCGTTGACCGAATCGCGGAACGCCCCAGCCAACACAGCGCACGATCAATTGATCGACTCGGTCTGCCGCGAGCTGCGAATCTCACCCAATGATTCGCTCCGGCGGATGCTTCGTCCCCTTAAGCAGCGCGAGGCCATGCTCGAGTACCTCGACGGCGGCGAAGTCGCCAGCGTCCTGGAAAGCGAAACCCGTCCCATCCACGCCGCCGCCCCGGACGAAGCCGACCAGTACGACCCGCCCAAAGACGAACACGACTTCCTAGCCCGTCTACGCCTACCCGGCTAACTCACGCATCTTGTCCCCTCTCCACCGCAGGCAGGGGAGAGGAGACCTTAACCGAAACATTTCCCCGACAGAAACACTTCTGTCAGCCAAAACACCTTTACTTCAACCCAAGAGAGACCAACCATGACCACCTACACCACGCCTGCCGGTTCTGCGATGAAGCGCTGGCGCACCGTTGCCGAGTTCTTTACGCATTTCCTCGGACTTCCTAACGAACTTGATCTAGTCAAAACCAATGCCAGTGCCGCGCTCACCATCGCCGACGCGGCTGGTGGCGGGTACGCTCGGCTAACCACCGGCAGCAGCACGCCAGCCGACAACAACGCCGCGCTGCTAACCACCCAAGGCGAGATCTTCAAGTTCGACGACCAGCATGGCTTCGTGCTTCGATCGCAATTGAAGTTCACCCCAACCGGCGGCAACACCGACAACGTCTTGGCTATCGGCGTGCAGAACGCCCCGACCGAAGACAACTTCCTGGCCGACGACGGGGCCGGGCCGCGTGCCGACTACTGGGGCGCTGGCATCTACAAGGTCGACGGCGGCACGACCTGGATCTGCGAAGTTTCCGCCGGAACGACCCAGCTGACGCTCGACACAGAAATTGCAGCCGACGGTAGCGAAACCACTTTCGAGATCGAATACCTCGCGGCAGACAGCGTCGGCGGTTACGGACGGGTGATCTTCCGCATCGATGGAGAGATCGTCCGCCGGCCCGGCACCTTCGCCCGAGAACCGTTCGCCCCCGAGTTCAGCTTGACGAGTGCCATCGAGATGAAAGGCCTGGTCGGCCAGAAGACCGGGGCCGCGTCTGAACTGATCGTCGACCTCAACGCCCTAGGCTGGGCCATCAGCCTATCGAACTAACGCACATCCGTCCCCTCTCCCTTCGCGGGAGAGGGGACGGGAGATGGGGGCCGAGCTGGCTGGTTTGGTTTAACTGGTATCGCTCCTTCACTCACGTTTTCCACACGACTTCTCCAACACATTCTCAACACTTCACGAAAGAGACAACATGCTATCACTCAACGGACTTTTAAACTGGCAAGCCTTCGGTCGCGAATATTCGGCTGCCGAGCGCGACCGCAAACGTAACGCGCGGCGGCAAGGCGTGCACGAATCGCATGCTGCCAACCGGGCCGAGCGCGACTTGTGCACGGCCATCATCAAGGGAGAGATTACCGAGTCGCAGTACTCGATTCGTCGGGCATTTTGTGCCTGCGTGCCGGATGGGCACGAGATCGTTCATAGCTGGGACGGCTCGATGGCCGGCCGTCCGACCGGCGTGAACCTGGTTCGCGAGAGCATCAACACGGGTGCGTTTGCGAACATCAATCAGACCTTCATGCACAAAAAGTTGATGGATCACTTCACCCGGCCAGAGATGATCGCCCGGCATCTGGTGACCATCGAACCGACCGGCGACAAGTGGGAACGCTTGCCTGGGGTCGGGCAGCTGGGCGACGGGGCCCGCGAAGTTCACGAAGGCGACAGCTACCCGCGTGTCAGTTTGACCGAAGACTGGATCGAAACGCAGCCAACCGAGAAGCGGGGCTTCATCGTTGAAGTTTCCAAAGAAGCGATCTTCTTCGACAAGACCGGCGAGGTCCTACGCATGGCCGACCAAGGCAGCCAGTGGCTGGCTGTCAACTGGGAGAAGCGGATTCTCGACACCGTCTTCGGGCTGGTCGATCGCTATCACCGCAAAGGCCGCGGCATTCAAGCCACCTACGGCAACAACGCCGCTGATCACAACTGGGACAACCTCCAGGCTAACCCGCTGGTCGATTATGAATCGATCGAGGCAGCCGACCTGCTGTTTGAAGACATGATCGACCCCGACACAGGCGAACCGATCATCGTCGGCGCGCGGCAGCTGGTCGTTCCCGGGGCGCTCTTTCAAACGGCCTTGTCGATTGTCAAAGCCACCCAGGTGCAGCAGTACACGCAACCCACGACCGACGTCGGTTACCAGGCCGGGCGAAGTTACGACAACCCCTACCGTGGGATGCTCGCTCCGATCACCAGTCCCTACGTGAAGGCCCGCACGTCTTCCAGCAGCAGCTGGTACTACGGCGACTTCCCGAAGGCCTTCAAGTACATGCAGAACTGGGCTCCCGAAACGGTCACCGCTCCGGCAGGCAACGAAGACGACTTCGAGCGCGACATCGCCTTCAAAGCGAAGAGCAGCGAAATGGGCCAGGTCGCCGTCGTCCAACCACGCTGCGTGCAGAAGAACACCGCGGCGTAGTCAATCGTTTTCAACCAACCCATATTCATTTCCACCCAAGAACGAACCATGACCAAGAACCAAACTCAAGAGCCCCCCGACAACGACCTCGATTCCCTCTACGCCGAACTCGCCGAGCGGGAAGCCAAGATCGTGCAGCGCGAGAACGCCCTGCGTGAAAAAGAAGCGGCACAGCTCGTTGCCGGTACCCCAGCCGTCCCGGCAATCGGCCTGACCGAAGCCGAACTCGATCTTTCGACCGCCCCCCAACAAGCCAAGCAGGGCAGGGCACCCCAAGCCGCCGCAGCGCACCGCAAGAGCTACGGCAAGTGGCTACGCGAGAACTACCCCGGCCGCACACCGCTGAAGCGTTTTCACGTCACGCTCAAAAAGAAAAACACCGACGACCGCTCGTTCAACCTGCAGGCCGTCGACGAAATCGACGCCCGTCGCCAAGCCTACCAACAAGCAGGCATTACCCAGAAAACCGAAGCCTTCAACGCGATCGTCCAACGAGCATAGCGAACACGGCCGCGTGGCCCTGAACACCCGCCTCTTGTCTTATTTTGTCCCCTCTCCACCGTCTTCGCACAGAGAGGGGACAGGAGGGTGTTTGCCTGGCATTGTTACTTACTTGTTTCCCAAGGAACCACTCATGACCAAATCGCAAACGGAAGTCATCACCGATCTGCTGACCCGGCGCGATGCTGTGCTGGCTCAGTTGGCTGGCATGACTTCCACCGACGTCGGAGCGTTGCCCAACACCAGCGGTACCGGAGATCATGTCGACCACCTCGCCTTGCGGCAAAGTCTTTATCGCGAACTGGCCGACATCGACGAAATGCTCGAGCGTATCGCCGGCCCGCAAGAATCGACTTCGCGGGGGCGACTCACATGACTCTCGCGCAGATGTACGAACTTTACAAGAACAGCTACACCGCGTTTGCCGACATCGGCGACGCGACCTATCAAGATTCGACCGCCACCATCACGCAGGTAAAAGCCCGCAAGTGCCTGCCGCGTGAAGCCGAGCTGGCCAGCGTCGGCGCGAATGTCGGCCTGCAGACTCCGCTGGCAACCTTCGTGCTGTGGGACGTTTCCCTCGACACGGCCGAGCCCAAGCCAGGCGGCAAGATCACTTGGCCTGGCAGCGGCGCTTGGACAATCGTCAGCTTACGACGAGAACACTTCGAAACCCAGTGGCGTTGCTTGTGTCGCCACGACAAATAAAGGACGACCCATGCCCGCTACTTGGGAAACCCTATGGGATGCGGTGGTTAGCCAGATCGATGGCCTGGGCCTGGATGGTCTTACCGCGGCCAACATCCGCCAGCAACCCCTGGCGCTAAACCCAGCCGACAACGAGCTAACCACCGGGGCGATCGTGTGCCCGGTCACCGAGGCCGAAGGAAACAACGGCACCAACCACAGCAACGATATCGGCTACGGCTTTCAGGTCACGCTCGTGAAACTCAGCAATTCGGCCCTGAACAAAACGGCGCAGCAAACGCTGCTGCCGTGGCGGGAATCGATTCGACAGCACTTTCATCATCAATCACCTTTGACCGCGCACGGCTGCTATCTGTGCACGGTCGAGCACGCTCCGGTTGTTTTGCCGGACGCGTGGAAACATCAACTCGACGCCTCGACCCTGGTCGTTCGGTGCTGGGTTTTGCAATAAGGAAGCGAACACATGCAAGCGATGGGACATGCCACCCAGCTGGGTCTGGGACCACAACATGCGACCAGTCTCGCCACACGACAATTTGAATTTCAATCGTGCACCCTCAACCGCCAGCAGAACCTCATCCACAGCGGCGGCATCCGAGGGCAGCGCGCACCGCTGGGTGACTTCACCCAGCCCGGCACGTCCTCGGTAGGGGGAAACCTCGTGCTTTTGCCGCGGCCCGATGATCTTGATTTCCTGCTGCCGTACCTTTTAGGCGGCGCGGAAGTTTCCGACGTCTTCGACCTGGCCGAGACCTTGCCAGAGCTGGTCGCCACCGTCGACAAGGACCTACTGGTCGAGACCTACCGAGGCCTGAAGGTCGCCCAGGCTATCTTCCGCAGTAAGCAAGGACAACCGCTGAGCTTAGAGCTTCAGCTCGAAGGCAAAACGAAAGACGCCTCCACAGCGGCCGGAACGTTTCCTTCCATCAGCTCTACGCTATCGGAAAAGCTGCCGTACGTGCATCATCATGCCAGCTGGACTTTCGACGACACCGCGATCGCCATCAACGATCTGGTTCTCACGATCGACAACGGGCTCGAACTCGACCATTTCAACAACAGCCAAACGCGGACAAGCCTGCCTGCCGGCGAACAAACGATCACGCTGGCCTTCACCACGCCGCACAACGCCGACTTTGCCGATCACCTACACGAGATCGCCGCATCAGGGGTGAGCGCCGCGCAGCTGGCCTTCGATAACGGCAGCGACAGCCTGACGATCGACTTCGGTCTTTTGCAAAAACCAGAAACGCCAATCAACATTCGCGGCAAGCAGTCGATCCGCCCTCAAGTGACGCTACAGGCATATCAAGACAAGGCGAATGCCCGACCGATGATTCGCTTCACCAACACGAACGAAACGTAGAACGGGCCTACCGAGTGAAGAGATAGGCGCGCGTTGTTCTTAATCCCTCACCCTAGCTCTCTCTTTGAAGGAGAAGGGACAAGATGGGTGCTGCGAGCGTTTCACTGCATTCAATTCCATTAACACTTCATCCCATAAACACAAGACTTATGACCGACTTACTTTTCATTGACGATGGCTACACGCACGAGGCTTGTCTTGCGGCGGTGCCTGGCCTGCATGCTGCTTTGGTTTTCACCTACCGCCCGATGACGCATGAGGCGCGGGATCAGGTTGCCCAGGCCGTTGCTCGGCAAACCAGCGGCACGACGGCCACCGAGCTGCTGGCCCACGCCATCGCCGCCCACGTGACGACCTGGAACGCATCGTGCGAGGTATCGGCCGACGAGATTCAGAAGCTTGTGCCAGGGCTTTTCGACAAAGTGTACGCGATCCTTGCCGGCGCGCGTCCTTCCGATCCGCTGCCTGACACTGGCCAGGTGCCGGAAGCTTACCAAGCCGAGGCCGACCTAAAAAACTAACCGAGGGTGTAGCACTTCTGCTGCTGCACCCCGGAGCCGCTTCGATCGATTGCGAGCAGTGCGGCCAATGGATTTACGACCTAGAGACCGGTCAGCGGCAAACCGTTCGCACTGGCCCTAACCGGCGTGAAATCCCTCAACCGCGGCCTGCGGGCGTTCCTACACCTTGCTCGTCGTGCCCCAAGCAAAGTCCCGACCACGCCCGGCGACTTCGCCTTTCGGCCAAGAATTGGCGCACCTACCAACTGTGGCGGCGGGCCAAAGCAACGCACTTTCACGGCGTGCCCAACCACTTGAAACACGACCCGATCTTGGCAGGCAACTTCGCCCAACTGGATGACGTGGCCCGGCAGGTCGAAATGATCCAGCGCTTAACCCCCGGAGAGCCCTCATGACCAACTCAGACGCACAGCGTCTTCAGCAGCTGAAAGCATTAACGCAAACACCGCATGATGCGGCCCCACTTCGGCGACAAGAATCCGGGCCAGCACTGGCCTCGATGGTTCGCAGCGTGAAAGAACGCCTCGCCGAGAACCCACCAGAAAGCGAACCTGACGAGGGGCACCACACGCCGTTATCGGCCAGCGAACGGTCACCAGCGCAGCCCGAGAGCGACCCGGTGTTCTCAGCGCCACGAAGCACCCTGCCGCAGGTAAGTATTCCGTTCGCCCCCCAGGCCCAAGCACCCCGCCGCGCGCCGTCGCCGGAACTTGCCCGGCGCGGCGAGCAGACGGCAAGCGAGACAATTCAACTTCGTGACCAACGCGAGTTCAAACTTACGTTGGTAGAAGCTGCTTCGCGCGACGACGCCTTGGTGGCTCGCCTGGCCGAGCAAACGGTAGACCTGGTTCAGCAGCGCGACGAGATGATTTTTCAACGCGTGATGCAAGCCATCGAGCAGCGTCTGGCCAACAGCCAAGGGGCATTCGGCTGACACGTGCGAATCTCGCTGAGGGAAAAGTGTTTTGCACACGCATCCGAGAGAGAAGAAGCGGACGCCGAGCCCCGCATCGGTTTAGCCGCACCCGCCATTACCGGTCTTGAAGCGTATGAATCCACAAGGCTTTTTCCGCGTCGCTCTGTTTAGATCGCTTGGAATCGCCACTCCCACGATCGACTTGGGAACGCAAAGCAGTCGACACAACGCATCCGACGAACAAAGCCGCCACGAACGCCAGGATTGTTAGCTGCAACGCGATAGCGTGTGAATCCCAGTGGGCGATTGAAGCCACAAGCTGTTTTGCACGCTCTTCGGCGGCCTGGTCGAGCGTTTCCGGTGGAACAATCGAAACCGCGAACTTCGACGCATCGAACATGCCGATCGCCTCTTCGGCGGAAGAGGCTTCAACCTCCAATACCTGGGCTTCACCAGTGTTTTCGCTGATGAGCTGAACCACATATTTCATGACGACACTCACACGCAAGGTCAGAACATGTACTTAACCAAAGGCGAGTATACGCACCCCATCGGCGAGCCACAAATCGCCATCAGTAAAAGGCCGATCTTAAACAGCGGCGGCGTCCCGGTCGCGCATACGGTGGCCTGGACCATCCAAGGCGTGCTGCTCGGCAGCGGCCAGGCCGACCTCGATGCCAAGATCGATGCGCTGACCACCGCCTACGCGCGGCAGAACGAAGATGTCGTGCTGCTACTTTCCGACGGCGTGACCGAGTCGCAACATACGCTCAAAGTGCGGGACACCCGCGGCGGTGTGTACGTGACGCAGGGCCCCGACTTTCCGCAAGGCAACGGCCCAGAATACGCCACGCGGCGTTCGTTTGCCGTGCAGATCTCGGCGGAAGTTCCCGTGCGTGGAAGCATCGCCGCTGTGATGAACTTCAACGAAACGCTCAGCACCGCTGGCGGCGGGCCGCGCTATGCCCATATCGAAACAGCGTTGGGCTTTCCGATCAAACAACAACTACGCCGCGCCACGACCTACCTGGCCACCCAATCAGGAACCGCGACCGGTTACGCCGTGTATCCCAGTGTTCCGCCGCCTATGTTCGGCCACGCGAACCTGGCCCAGGCCCCGAAGATCACGCGCCGCTCGCCTGATTGGGTCGGCAACAGTACCCGCAATTTCACCGTCCATTGGCAATACCATTTCGAGGCAGCCGCGCCGCTGTACGGCCTGCCGAGCGTTTCGCCCTGACGCGTGGATTTACCCGTGCCGCGTAGCCCCCTCGATGCTCGCAGTAGCTCGGTAACGAAAGGGGCCTTCAAATTTCATGGCTCGGCACACACTTCATTCACGATCCCCAACAACCCTAACAGGAATCATCCATGGCAATCTGTATTTGGCGCGGCGACGCGCAAAGCGTGGCCCAGGTCGACCGCGTTACCGTCGATAACGTCGAAATTGGCGACCAGTTCACACTTACCATCAACCGAAAGACAGTCTCGTATACGGCAACTGCCGGCACACCGGCCAACGTCTACCAGGGGCTATCCGCGGCGATCGCAGCGGCGGCGATTGCCGAGTTTCCCATGGCCACGTCGGTGGCCGCGACCGACGCTCAGGCAGCGCATCTGCGTTTGACGGGGCCGGACGCTGGCACCCCTTTCATCATCACCGAAGCAACCATCAACGGCGGCAACGCCGAAGTGGCCGTCGATGTGGTGCAATCTGGCGGCGATGGCGTGAACATGATTCAGCAGATCCGTCTGCCGGCGGGGCTAACCGGCGGGACGTTTACCCTTAGCTTCGAAGGGCAAACGACCGGCAACCTAACGCTGGACGAATCGGCCGCCGACGTCGAATCGGCGCTCGAGGCGTTATCGAATATCGACAGTGGCCAGGTATCGGTCAGCGGCCCCGACAGCGGGCCGTGGCTGGTCGAGTTCATCGGCACGCGGGCCTCAAGCACACAAACGCTGTTAACCGGAAACGGTACAAACCTGGCCGGGCAATCGGTCGGCGTGGCAACGACTGCGGCAGGTCAACCGGGGGACAATCATCGGCTGACAATCAGCGGGACTCAGGCCCTCGGCGAGACCGCCTCGATCGGGTTCTATCTATTACCTAACGAGCCCGACAGCACAGGTTCCGGGACCGTTGCTTCTCTTCATACCGATGCGCAGTGGCTCAATCTGCTGGCGCATGTCTATGGACTTTCCAGCAGCGCATCGCTGTCGATGGTTCGCACCACCTCCACCACCGCCACGACGCGCACTTACACGATTGAAGTGGAAATCGTCGCTGAGAAAGCGGGCCAGGCTGTGCTCGCGCCGACAGTCGCTCGCTCGTCGATATCGGGCTTAGACCAAGACGCCGTGGTCGATAGCACGACCTTCAGTGTCGGTGGAAACTCGACCAACGAAGTGCAGGTCGTCACCCTGCCAGGCAATCCTTCGGGTGGGACCTTTACGCTTACCTTTCAAGGGCAAACGACCGCCAACCTGAATTACGATCAGTCTTCCTCCGACCTTCAAACGGCGCTCGAAGCCCTCTCGAACATCGGTAGTGGCGATGTCTCGGTCAGCGGCGATGACGGCGGGCCTTGGACGATCGAGTTCACCGGCAGCCTGGCCGGAACCGATGTCGGGCAGATGACCGCCAGCGGCGCGAACCTGACCGGAGGCAGCGTCGCCATCAGTACCGTTCAGGCCGCCGTGGCTCATCAAAACGAACAGGTGCTGCTAACCATGTCGGCCAGCGTAACCAGCGGCACGTTCACCCTTAGCTACGATAGCAGCGAGTCGAGCGGCATCGCCTACAACGCCACCTCTGCCAGCGTGAAGACCGCGTTGGAAGGAACCTCTAGCATCGGCAGCGGCGATGTGAATGTCAGCGGCCCCGCTGGTGGACCTTGGCTGGTCGAGTTCACCGGAAGCCTGGCCGGGCAGGATATCACGGTCATCACATCGGACGGCACCAACCTGCTTGGGGCAGGTACGCAGACGATCGGCATCACGTCGCTTGTCTCACCGACCGGGCCGGGGCACTGGGACAACGCCCAAAACTGGTCGACCGGTAGCGTGCCGGCGGATGGAGACACGGTGATTTTGGAAGCAAGCGACCGCCCGATGCTGTATGGCTTAGATCAATCGTCGGTCACGCTCGACGCGTTGATCATCCGGGCCAGCTTCGTCGGAAGCATCGGCCTTCCCCAGGTGAACCAGGCAGGCTACCTCGAATACCGCGACACGCACTTGCAGATCGGAGCGTCGGATGTGCGTATTGGCGAAGGGCTTGGCAACGGAAGCGAACGAATTCGTCTCGACCTGGGCAGCGTGCAAACCGACGTGGTGATTGCCAACAGCGCGACGCCGGTTCGCCTGGGTGAGTACGCGATCGAACTTCTCGGAACGCACGCATCCAACGTGCTTCGCGTTTATCGCGGCAGCGTTTCCTCGGCGCAATACGCCGGTCAGTCGGCGGTGTGGGGGACGCTGCAAGTTGGTTACGCCGACGACCCCATCGGCGATGTGCAACTGCTGATGGGGGATGATGCGACGCTAGGAGATGTCGTCGTGCATGGTGGCCTGGTCACCTGCTTTGCTAACGCGGGAAGTGATATCACGTCGATGCGGATCACCGCCGGCAGCGTCACCCTGGGCGGCACCGATGGTCTTTCTCAGCTCGATATCGAAGGGGGCAGCCTCTTTTATCAAACGACCGGAACGCTCGGCGGAAACGCTGTCGTAGGGGGCTCTGGCACGTTGAGCTTTCAAGGCGACCTCCGCAGCAAGACCGTCACCAATGCCATCACCTGCCAAGCAGACGCGGCCAACGTGCTTGATCCGCAGGGGGTCGTGGCCGACTTGAGCATCCACTTTCAATCGACATCCCGTTTCCCGGAACTGGGAACGAACTTCACCGCAGCGAGGTCGTAACATGACAACTCAACCCATCTTTTATTACCCCGGAATCACCGACTATCTCTCGGTCAGCTACACCCTGTCGCACGGCACGCAGCCTGGCAAAGTGCAGGTTCGCTGCGTGGCTGGGACGGCAAATCCTGCGGGGCAGGGGACAGCTCGCCTGGTCGACCCTGGCACCGGCGTCACTGTGGAACTGCCAGACTGCCGCGTCGATGCGGCGCACATCGAGCTAACGCCGCGCGGCGAACAGATCGTACGTTTCGAACTGCTCGACCAACGCTGGCGATGGCGGCTGGGCAAGCTATCTGGCCAATACAATCTACGCACCGAAGACCCCACGCACATCGTGCCGGGCACCGAGAAGTCCCCGCGCGATTTGGCCCAGCTGTGCCTGGCGGCGATGGGCGTGCAGCACGGGGACGTTTCTCGCATGCCCAACCAGGCCCGGCCTTTTATTGATTGGGACATCGCCAACCCGGCCTCGGCCCTGGCGGCCTTGGCCGAAACGGTCGGCTGCACCGTGGTGCTGAAGACCAACGGACGCGTCTCGCTCGAACCGGTCGGGCATGGCAAGCCGTTGCCGGTCAATCGTTTTCTGCTGCAAGCGGGCTCTGGCTACGATCCGCCCGAGCTTCCCCTAAGCATCGAACTGGTTGCTGGTCCGACAAAATACCAGGTCGACTTCGAGTTGGAAGCGGTGGGCGAAGACATCGACGGAGAAATCAAACCGATCGACGATCTCAGCTACAAGCCCAAGCAAGGCTGGGCGTTCGAAGGCCCCTGGACCGACAACGTCGACCCACGCTACCAAGAGCTTTCGCAGCAGTCGATCTTCAAGATGTACCGCATCAAGGTGCCGGAGTATTTGCCAGGCGTGCCGAAACAGCTCGGCAATCGCTTGAACTCGATCGACGAAGTCTTGCCGCTGCTATCGCTGCAAATCGACGACGACCTGCTTCCCGACAAGACCCGCAAGCGTCGCCTGCCGTGGGTCTATGGAACGTTTGCCAAGGGAGAGCTGAACGCCCAGCAGCAGCAAACCACCCAGGCCCCCAGTGGAAATCTGACCACCCATCCCGAGCAGCGTTACCAGCGCTCGTTTCGTGTCGACCATCGTCGCGGCATCGTTCGCTTTGCCGAGCCGGTGTTCAATTACATCGACAACGGCACCATGCAGCTGCGCAAAGCGGCCGATCTGCGGCTGCGGATTGCGGTTCATTGGCGACGCGAAAACACGCGGGCACTCGACCATTGGAGCATGCTGCGAGGCCGGAAATCATTCCGCGACAATCCGCTGGTGATTCACCGCAGCGACATTGCGCTCGAGGTGAAGCACGACGAAAAGACCTCTCGCGTGCGAGACAACCTGAACGAGGTTTCGCAGCAGGCCCGCTTCTATCTCGATCAGGCCACCAGGCAGCGGCAACCTCAGCCGATTGCCAGCGCCCAGTATGTGGGGCTGCAACCGATCGAGCCGGACGGAGCGATTCGCCAGGTATCGTGGCGGATCGAAACGGGTGGTTCGCTGGCCTCGAAGACAACGGCCTCGCTCAACTCTGAGCAGCTTCTGCTCGATGCCACCTTCGAAGAGAAAAGCCTTCTCGAAAAGGTCCGCCAGAACCTGCTCTGGCAGCAACAACACCAACAGGCCAGGGGAGTACAGCATGGACAGCCCTAGTCGGCCAACCGACGCCCAGCGTTGGCTACGATTTAAGAACTCGGGAGACGAACGCATTCCACCGTTTGCCATTGTCGGCCCGCAATTAGACCGCGACGACGCATACGACGCGATCGAGGCCAACGATGAAGTTGACTTCGCGCTGCGCCTCGGCAGAGCTTCGGCCGCATCACGCCAGGGACACGATGCGGCTTTGTTCTACCTGAACGGCCCGCAGCCGGTCGATCCCGCGCGGCAAGGACGATGCACGCAAACCGGCATGATGCAGGCCATGATCGGCTACGAGACCGACAGCCCGCCGGCCTGGGGTGATGGCTTGGCGATTGATACCAGCCAAGAGGAAACCCCGTTCTACCTGGTCGCAGGGGCGGGTGCCTATAAGTTCGTCGACTTCGACGGCTGCCCCAAGACGACGTTCAAGGATTCGCAGCGGAAGGGGTACACGTTCAAGATCGGCTGGATCGTTCCCACGTCGCAAGGGACCGTCCTGGATGGGGTGATTATTAAGGATAGCTCGACACTGGCAACGCTGGAGCCTGGCGGTATCCTCACGTTCGATGGCCGCGACAATCCTGAACTTGTCCCGTTCGGTTTGAGCCGGAGCCTGCCTTATTCGAGCGAGACCGAAAGCTTGCAGGCTCGCGGCTTTCACCGGATCAACACAACCGGCAATTACCTACTGACCTTCACGGCCAGGATTCGCTCGTCAGAAACGTCGATCAATACCAACATCCCTGGCAACCTGAGCCTGCTTTGCCGAACCAATCGCATTGGCGACACAGACGAGTTTCAAACCGCCGACCAGGTCGAAGCGTTGGCGGCAGAGAACGACCTGGACGAAGAGAACGCGGATTTTATTTTCCACAAGCTGCGGGTCAGTTCCGAGGATCAGCCAGCGGATACCAATCTGGTCGAAGAAGAGATCACCGAGCGGCACCGGCATTGGCAGACCGTCAGCGGCTCGACCGTGCTGGACCTGACCGAGGGAGAGCTGCTGTTCATCTACAACCCGACCAGCTACGAGATGGAAGTCTCGAGCGTGTCCGCGACGTTGGTACTGCTGTCAGGTGCTGGCGGTGGTTCGGGGGCAAGTTCGTCCTCTTCCGATTCATCGAGCGGCAGCGGTGACAGTGGGGGTGATAGCGGCGGTGGTGGCGATACGACGGAACTAGACGGCAGGGTCACGACGTTGGAAACCGATGTCGGCACGCTGGAGGGCAACGTCGGCACGCTGGAAACGACCGTCAGCAGCCAAGGCGTGACGATCAGTGCCCACACTGTAAGCATCGCTACCAACGCTTCGGATATCAGCACGAACACGGGCGACATCGCCGCACACGACACCCGCATTGATGACCTAGAGACGTTCGAGACATCGGCCACGGCTTCCATCTCGACCAACTCTGATGACATCGCCACCAATGCGACAGATATTGCGACCAACGCCAGTGATATTGGTGACCTGGAATCGTTCGAGATAGCCGCTACGGCCAGCATCTTGGAAAACGCTGGCGACATCGATGACCTGGAAACCTTTCAGGCCACCACGGAAGCGGTCTTCGCCGGAGCCATTGCGGATGACACTTACCAAACGGCGGCTGGGGATGACCTCACGTTTGCGGGTGGCATTCTGACGGGGTTCAGCCAAGGCCCAACTAAGATGCCGCCTACCAATGGCACCAACCAGTACCTATTGAAGACCGATGGGGCAGGCCAAGCAGCTTGGGTGAAGGGGATCCACCAGTATTGGGAAGAGACGGGAGTGGGCTTCCTGGCTCCCAAGGTGCACAACACTTATGACGTTGGCACGTCTTCAGTCAGGCCCAGAGATCTGTGGATTGCACGCAATGCAACCATTGGCAACTCACTGACCGTAAACGGTGTGAATGTCGTTTCCTATATGTCGGGAACCGCGTTAATTGCCGCCCAGAATGCTTCTGCAATCAGTGACCTGGAAGACCTGCACGATAACGCAGTGCCTGTGCCTCATCACGTAGGCCATCGCCTAACCCCTTCCAACACCGAGCCCTACGTTACGACCGACGATACAGGCAATACGGTGCTTTACTTGCTGCCGTTTCGCGATAACCTGGCTCGTCTCTACACGGGCTCGGCCTGGGGACTGGCGGAGATCAGCAGTCTCTCATTCGACCTGACCAGCGATAACGATGTCGATGCGGCTTCGATTGCCTCGTCTTCCGCCTACGATGTCTTCATCGACTACAACGGAGGCAGCCCGCAACTGGCCCTCAAGAAGTGGACATCAGGCGGCTTCGGTTCGTCCTCTCGCGCGACGGCATTGACGCGGCAGGATGGCGTGTGGGTGCTGACAGGGGCCACCGATCACGTGTGGGTCGGTTCGATCTACACCAACAGCAGCACGCAGCTAGACCTTTCCGAGGGGAAGCTGGGGATCTGGAATTACTACAACCAGATGCTGCACCGACTCAATGTCTTCGACGACACCAGCCACAGTTACAACGGCGGCTATCGTGCGTGGAACAACGACACCTCGCTGCGGGTGGAATTCATCCTGGGGCAGAAGCAGAACATCGAGGTCATGGGCAACTTTGCGGCCTGGGACAGCACGGCCAACCATGGCGGTGTGCAGTTAGACGCAACCACGGGCACCCCCATCGAGACGATCGAGAACCGCAACAATGCTTACTACCGCATGGCGTTTACCTGCATGGTGAAGCCTAGCGAAGGCAACCATTACCTGCAGTGTATGGAAGGGACCGAGAGCGGCGGCAGTGTGAATTTTTACGAGGCACGCCTTGATTTTGGGATATTGGCCTGA